GGAATTCAAAAGGAATTAATCTTGTTTTAGCACTACTTGTTTTTACTTCTGCTATGAATTGAGTACCCGGTCTACGAGCTGCAGCACCATGCGGATAGATAACTATATTTTCAAGTGTCTTACATCCTGCAGGATATTTAGATAAATCATTTCTACCATCTAATCTTGGCGATAGCTCACCAGCTGTGAAGTTTGTAAGTTGTGCAGCTACTCTAGCCATGTATTAGAACCTTGCGTTTATAAATGTACCAGCATCTATAACATCTGCCATTCCATCTTCTTGAGTAGTATTATATCCTTCAGTTGAATCTACAAATCTAGCGTCTTTTAATTTCTCTTGATAAAGAGCAATCATGTTTTGTTGCGTGGTATTGTTAGATGTAATAGCGTATGCTATATCTGCAGCTAATGCTGCTGATAATGTTTCTCTTAAATTTTCATCATATTGATTTGGGTCTGTAACTCTTGAGATATATAATATCTTCATAGAAGAGTTGTTAGATAGAATTGATCTACCTTCTACTTTGTGGTTTGAATCAAAATCTAATATTCTTAGTAATCTTAAACAATCACCGGGTAAATCATATTTAAAACTAAATCCCCAAGCAGGAGTATCTGTTGATGATGATAGTTCTAATCTTTTTTGTAAGCAGTTCCAAGGGTGTGATCTAAATACACTATCTCTTATCTGAGTGTATCTAGCATTACATAGTCTGCCATTTTTTGAATCTTCTGTTAAGGAAACAATAGTTGTTGCACCTAATTGATTTAACGATCCATTACAAATATCTACTACTGATGCCATACTACTTCCTTATAATATACTTACGCCTTATGTGTCTATCTTTTTCTAAGGCATGGATTTCTTGTTCTAATCTTTCTTCCTTCATATCAAATCCATAATGATATTTAGGACCATACTGAAACCTATCTACCAGTATGTATCTGTATACATAGTTACCTTTCTTAAAATGTAATACAGTTTTTAAATCTTTAATTTGTTTCATTGCATCCTAGGGGAGTTCCACTCTCGCTTTCCTCCCCTAAAATTCTAGTTATTAGTCAATTACATATAACATTTGCAACTGAATAGTACCAGTACCATTAGCACCTGCTAATGTAACTGTAACTGGAACACCATCTTTGTTGGCATCTGTTACTGCATTTTTGTCTAATGCAATCGTGTCTAACACTGCAACACTTTCTGCAGAAGTTGAAGCTGCCGCAGCTTTGTATTGATCTACGTCTGCTGCTTCACTTGTACCATCTGCTTTAGTGTGTGCTGCGTAACCTACAGAAATAGTAGTCGATGATCCTAACGCATCATACGCTACTGAGCCTGATAAAAGTCTCGCACCATTTGGTATGCTAAACATGTGAACTGTTGATTGTTCTGCACTCGCTTCGTATTCAGCAAAAGCAACTCTTACTCTACCAGCAAGTTCGTTTGCTTTCACTTTTTGTGAAGGTGTAGAATCAATCTTAGCTTGTTGTATTGAGTCAGCCATAATTATATCCTCCTTCTATTACGCTTCGTGTGCTTCTATTGAAACTACCTTTTCTTCTTCCATTCTTGTAGCACCAATGCTCATGCAGTAGTACACTTGAGTAGCGTAAGATTTATCAGCTCTTTCGTCAATACGAGCTTGAACATCTTTGCCAACTGCTAGTGTAATACCATCCTGTGCAAATGCGATACATGATCTTTTAGAAGATGCAATAGATAGTCTGTTTGATACTATAAAGTTAAAACCTAAGAACGAGTTGATTTCACCATTTGCTAATGCTTTAACAGTGTTGAAATCTGAACTTGTTACTTCAGTTGTACCTAATAGATCAGTGATTTGTCTAGGTGATACCACAATAAATCTAGCGATTGATGGGTCTACACTTGCTAAGTCGAACTTTTCTTTTGCAGTTCTTAACTTCGCAATAGTTAAACCATTAGTACCACTTTCTGTAATCTTCTGTGCTGAAGGTAATACAGTTGAAGTTGATCCTGTTTCGCCAGTAAATGCAGTTCCTGTAGCGGCACTGATTACCACATCATCCATTGCTCTACCCATAGCCATAGCTGCAGCTTGAGCATAAGATGAAGTTGGGTCTATTAAAAGACGTACTTTATCTTGTTGATCTATTAAATCCGCAAATTCGTAATCCGCAAGAGATACTCTTCTTCTTGCATGTGGAGTGTCGATTTGTGGAGTGTCAGAATGTCTGCTAGTTTTTAAAATAGCAGTTACACTTCCTACTTGATCGAAGAAAGCATTTTTTCCGACAACAGATTCCAGACGTACTTTGTCTCTTAATAACGATCCCATTTGTTGAGATAGCATTTGAATGTTAGCAGAATACTGCTGTACAAATGCTGTAGTTATTTGTGATGACATATTAGTCTCCCATTGTTGTGATTTATATTAAACAATCAGAGAAGTTATCCACCTGCGTAGGCATCTCTTGGATTTAAAGTCTTTTAGACTAGAAGTCTATCCCTTCTTGCCAGTAAGGTTCTTTTTAGGAATTGTCTTACTCTTAATCCATTTATAATAATTTTCGCAGATTGGCAAGGGATCATTTTTTTGGAACTCTGTTCCATTTTCTTTTACGATCCTTAGTATCTCCAATTTAAGCTCTTCATTATTTAAATGATTACTTTCCATCGTTCAACATCTCTCTTAAAGTATAAACTTGTTGAACAACTTTATCGTGATCTGGATGAGATTTATTCCAATATGGACCATTAACATCATTGGTAATACTTGATATTTCTGATTCAATATCTGAAGCTGAATTAACACTTTCACTTTCAGTTGTAACCATTTTATCTTCTGACATCATACTTGCTATCTTTGCAAAGCCTTTAATTACTTCTGGATGATCACCAAGTCTGGTTCCATTTGATAAAGTCATATCTAATACTTCTGGATTAATATTTGCTTTAGCAATCGCACCGGCTTGTTTTACTTTTGCATCAAAGTCTCGACCCCATTCTTGTCTTAGCTCTTGTTCAGATTGAGCTTGTGCAGTCTCAGTATCTATCTTTGCTTGTTGTGCAATGCCTTCCATATTATTTTTATAAAAGTCTAAAATACCTTCAGCTTGTTTATTATTTAAACCCAGTTTATGAGATTGTTCGGCAAAAGATTTAACTGCGCTGTCATCCATTTCCACTACATCTGATTTAATATTTAAATCATATTGATCTGGTGTTTCTGGTCTACCAAGTTTTGCATAGGCTTCTTCCCATACTTCTTCTGTAGAATTTTTATTAGGCACAGATATTTTGTCTTGACCAATCATTCTAGTTGCATTGATGTAGCTTTTTGCTAACGCATCTATCTCTGTAAATTTTTCAATGTTAGGATCGTTTCTATATGCTTCACTTATAGAATTTTTCCAAGATGATTCATTTGGTTGTGGTGCAGGTGTGTCTGCGTTTGCAACAGTTGCTTGAGTTGCTTGTGGTTGTGTTTCTGTAGTCGCTTGATCTACAGGCACAGTTTCTTGTGTTATCTGTTCATTTGACATTTTTATGTTTCCTTATTTTCTCGTAGCATTGATTTAATAAATAGAATGACACTACGTTGTCCTTCCATATATGCACTCTCATGGCTATCACCTTTTACATTTGTGGTAGAATGATAATGACATCTTTTTTCAAGATCAGCCAAGACTTCTTTGCCTTCGTCTGTATTGAATATTGTTTTGTAGTTTGTTTGTAAACCCTTTAAAAATTTTTCCAGTTGTTTTGTTTCCATACTATTCCACTTCAGAATTTGCTAAAGCTCTTGCTTCTTCCGGCAATGCTTTTGCTAGTGGTGCTACATCTCCTGCGGCTTGTGCAACTTGTTGCATTTGTGCCATTTGTTGTTGTTGTTGTGCTGCGGATGCAGCTTCTTCTCTTTCTGCATTAACTTGTGATTGTAGTTTTAAAACTTTTTGCGGAATCCCTACAAGATCAGCAACATGTTTAACTAACGAATCAAAGTTAATATAATCAAATACTGGAGCTACATTAGCAAGTGATCCTAATATTTCTATACCTCTAGTGATTGAAGAAAGTTCTGTAGATTTTTGTGCTTTAGCTAGAGGAGAAACATATTCTATTTCTATGTCTTGACCCGATAAGAAGTCTGGTGCAGGAGCAAACTGTTCTCTTCTAAATAAAATATTAAAACATCTATCAATTAATGGTTTTAATAATTCTGATTGTAGTCTACCTAACACTGGACCCAACAATCTCATCTTCTCTTCGTTTCTTTGTATAACTTCTGTTGCTGTCATTTGTGGACCTTGTTGCAACATTAATTGATCTACATAAAATACATTTCTAATAGCAGTTCTTCTTTGCTCTTCCATATTTAAACCTAATGGATTGTTTGCACCAATGTTTAATGGTTCAATTCTATCTCTTGTACCACTTCTATAAAAATTTAATCCACCCGGTACAGTTCTAACTGGTAATAAAAAACCATCATCCGGAACTAGTAGTGGTGGGTCTACCTGTTTCTGCGCAGCTTTGATTGTAGTTTTTGACATCTCGTTTAGCATCTTTACGTCTGGCAAGGCTGTCATTGCAGGAGATCTACCATAGATTTCATGTGATGCTTTTAAGTATCTAGGTACTACGAAAGGGAACTCTTGAAAACCCGATACTGATAATTCATTACCATTTTTCATTTCAATATAAACAGATTCAAATGGCATGTTTTCTGTATCTTTTAAATTAGGATTGTAATCTGATCTTGGATATACAACATGTAATATCTCTACTTCGTTGTATGGATCTTTCTTTGCTTGTGCTTGAATGTCAGTTGATACTGTAGTGCCAAATTGTTGTATTGCAGCTCTTACTGATAATTTAAATTTTCTATAAACAGTATCTATTTTACCTTTGTCATCTTCAGCAATAAAGATTTCGTTAATGTGTCTTGTAGAAAATTTTAATATATCTTCATTATCTTCTTGTATAAACATTGCTGCTGTACCAAAAGTAATTAGGTCATGGTATAGTTCAAATATTTCTTGTTGAAAGTTTGATCTGTTAAATGCTGTGTACATAACTTCAGTTGCGTTCTCTAACCAAAGTTTAGCTTCATCTTCCATTTCTAAAGATGAATCTTTAAATCTTAATGAAAACCAAGGTGTTGATGGATTAGTTAGCATACCATGTAATGATGCTGCTAATAATTCTACTGCTTGTATTGGAGATGAATCAAAAATTAATTCTGTTCTCTTATCACCTTTTGATCTTGTCTTGGTAACATCAGCTTTTCTTGGTTGCATGTAATCTGCAACTTCTTGCCAGTGTGTTTCCCAGTTTTGTCTTTGTGCTTTTAATCTATCAAATCTTGACAACAAAGATTTAGTTAAATCTGTTTTTGCCATTATACCGATCCTAATAAACTTTTCTTACCTAATGAATAATCATCTGAAACTTTTGTTACACC